GTTCGCGTAGGCCACGTCCTGCGCATCGATGTAGGTCTTCAGCGAGTTGAAGTTCTCGCTATCTTTCTGATCGACGTACGTGCGCAGCGTGTCGGTGTAGCCCTTGAGGTCGGCGACGAGGTCAGTGATGAACTTCGCCGTCATCGCCTGCGCGACCTGGTCGCCCGTCAAGATCGTGCGGAGCTGCGTGCCCTCCTGCTGGCGCTGAATCGTCAGCACGTCGCCCGCGCGTCCCGTACAGCGCGCCAACTCCGTGTTCGTCGGGTCAGCGGGCACGCCGAACGGCCAGATACTGATCTGGAAGTTCGCTGCGGGGAAGCGCGCGCCGTGGCCGTTCGCGAGCGTCAACTGCGTGCCGAGATTCGGCGGGGTCGGTGGCAGCAGCACCACGCCGTAGGCGAGGTTTTTGAGGGTGTCGTATGGCATTCGTGCTGCTCCGTCAGGCTGCGCGCATGCGGTGCGTGAGGCCGTACTTCGCGGTGAGTGCGTCGTTCACCTTGTCGGCGAGTCGCTGCAGATCCCCCGGCGTGTCGAAGAAGCCACCCTGCGCGTTGATCACGATGGTGATCGGCGCACCACCCACGGCGGCCCCGCTCGTCCCGAGCAGCGCGGGTCCGGGGCTGCTCGCTTGCTCGCGCGGCACGACGGCCTCCCAGCCGTGCAGCATCACCGGCGTGCCCTTGCCGAAGTTGCGGAAGCCGTCGCTGCCCTCGCTGTAACTCTCGACCTCGACCGGCTGCGACGACTTGAAGCCGGGGTCGTGGTAGACGACCTCGACGCCGACCGTCTTCGGCATGTCGCTGATCTTCTTACTGGTCGTCTCGACGGCGACGCCGAGGCCACGACTGATCGCGTCGGTCAGCTTCGACACCGATTCGATCATCGCTTTGAAGCCCTCCGTCATCGTCATCGAGAAGCTGATGCCTGCTTCTTCCAGATCCTCGATCTTGTTCCCGCTGGCGTCGGTGAGCTGGCCCGACTTCGCCATCGACTCCAGCATCGGCTTCATGGCCGTGGGAACTTCCGTCCCCATCTTCAGCGCCGTCTGCAGGTAGGCGCTGACCGACTCGCCCATATGCGCGGTGATCGCGACGGTGTCGAGGCCAGCGGCGTTCAGTACTTCCCAATCTTTGAAAAGTTGCTGCGCCTGCTTGTCGAGTTCCTGTCGCTGCAGGGCGGGGCCGAGTTCCTCGAGGGTGAAGCCGTATCGCTGCGCTGTCTCGATGGCGACATCCATCGATTTCTGCTGAAAGTCGAACGACTCCTGCAGCCCTTTCAGCGAAGCGTTGTAGTCATCGACCGTCTTCGCCTTCAGCATCGCGTCGAGGTTCGTCCCCGCCGCGACGGCCTGCTTGTTCAATTCGGCGATGCCACCCGCTGCGGCCACGAACTTGTCGCGCATCGGGTTGACGCTCTTCGATTCTTCGCTCTTGCCGAATAACTTGCCGATAGCCCCACCCGCGAGCGCGCCGATCATCGTGCCGAAGACGGGGATGACAGACCCGACGACGCCGCCGATGGTCGAGCCGAGCGCTTTCCCGAGGCCGTCGCCCGCCTTCTTCGCCATCGACGCGCTGAAGTCCATTCCCATTGACGCGCCGACGCTCTTCGCCACGTCGCCGCCGCCCTGCAGCGCGCCCGTGATCGCCGTCGTTGCGCCCTTAGCAAGCGTGCCCTGCAGATCAGAGAACACGCCTTTCGTCTGGTCGATGCCTTTCGCGCCGCCGACCAGTTGCCCCATCGCGCCGACGGTCTGCGTTGCGAGCAACTCGACGCCGCGCACGTTCTGCGGCAGCATCGAGAGGGCCTTGCCGAAGTCGAGGATCACCGGCACGGCTTTCAGCGTCGCGAGGTAGGTATCGACAATCGCCTGCGGAGCTGTGGCGCCCAGCGCGCTGTAGGCGTCGAGCGCCTCGCCCATGACTTTGTTGATGGTGTCCTGCTGCGTGCGCGTCATCTGCTGCACGGGCACCGTTTTGTCGAGCGCCTGCAGGTAGAGGGTGGCCTTGTCGATCAGCCCGCCACCGCTGAGCGTGTCCACGATGCTGCGCAGCGACGCCTGATAGTCGTCGCTGGCCTTCTTCGCCTTCTTGTTCGATTCGATGCTTTTGTCGAGGGCGTCGCGCTGCCGGTCCTGCGCTTTCCAAATCGCATCGATGTCGGCGGGCAGTCCCGGCGCAGCGGTGATCGCGATGGTCGCCAGCTTCGGCGCATTCTTCGCCACGCGGTCGAGTTGCTTGTCCCAGTCGTCGGCCATCTTGCGCGACGCGCTGGTGCTCAGCGTGATGATGTCGGCGAACGCTTCGCCGAACTGCGCTTTCAGCCAGCGGGTTTTTGATCCCACCGCATCGCCGAAGTCGTCAATCGCGCGCACGCTGGTCGCGCTCATCCCGACGGCGCCGTCCTTCACGTCATCGAAGCCGCGCTTCAACACCGGCAGGTTCTCGACGCCAGCCTTGCCCATCAGGTCGGTGGCGAGCGCCACCTGTCGCGCGGGGTCTGCGATCTGGCGCAGCGCATCCGAGATGGCGATGAACTGCTCGTCGGGGTTCAGCTTCACGAAGTCGCTGAACTTGATCCCGAGCGTCTCCAGCGCTGCTGCGGCGGCCTTGTCGCCGCCCGCGATCTTGTTCTGCAGCGCGTTGATGGCGCGCGCCATGTCTTCGACGCTGTTGCCTGCGTCATCGCCCGCGACCTGGAATTTCTGCAGCGCCTCGATGGTGAGGCCCGTCTTCGCCGACAGCTTCGTCAGCGCGTCGGCGCTGTTCATGATGTCGCCGATGAAGTCGGTGATGAAGCCGAGCGTCATCTGAATCCCGAGCGCACCGAGCGCGCCGGTCGCGACACTCATCGCCGTGGACATGAGGCCGGTCTTCTCGCCGACGTTCTTCGTCGCGTCGGCCAGCTTCTGCATGTCGGCCGGGATGGGCTGGCCCGCTGCGCGCATCTTCTTCAGGGCCTCTTCCATCACCGGCCCAATGCGCGCGATGTCCTTCTCGGTGAGCTGTGCTGCGCCGCCGATTTCCTCGACGGCGCGTGTCATCAGCGTCGCTTCGGCGACGACCTTCTTCCCCGAAAAGTCCTCGACCATCCGATCGAGCTTCGGCCCGACTTTGCTCGCGCTCGCGCCGATCTTCTCGACCGACACTTCGGCCTTCTGACAGGCGTCGTAAAAGCTGGTGAAATCGGCGAGGAACTTGCCAGTTAGGGCCATGCGACAGGACTCGGAAGCTGCGGGGCGTTCGTGCGCTGCGCAGCCATCTCTCGGTTCACTTCATCGACAAGCACAGCGTAAATCTCGGCCGGAAGGTCGAGCAGCTCGTCGTACGTCCAGTGCATCAAGCGACAGAGGCGGAGGTCGCTGGCGACGCTGTCTCGCCAGCCGGGGCGTTTTTTTCCGCGTCGATGGCGACGGCCATCGCCTCGATGTGCCGGTCGATGGCGGCGTCGATTTCCTGATACTTCTCGGGCGACAGGTCGTTCAGCGCGGCCAGCTTCGCCTCGACGCTGCTGTTACGGATGACGACCGGCGCGCCGTCCGCATCGAGGATCGACCAGTCGAGCAAGTACTCGGCAACCTGGCTGATGCCCGACATGATCGGATTGATTTCGGGGCGCTCGCCCGTGACCTGTCGTTTGATCATTCGCGCGAACGCGGCGCGCGTCTCGCCGATGGTCAGGTACTTTTTGATGATGATCCAGTCGTCATCGTTCAACGGGATCCGCACGTCTTCCGGTCGGCGCATTCTCGACGGCATTCGGCCTCCGTGGCCCGACGCGCGCGACCAGCTCGCGGGCGCTGGTCTTCACGTCGAGCAGTTGTCGTTCGAACTTCGGACCCGCGATGAAGTAGAGCGGCGACTGCGTGAGCCGGAACGGGTTCGCGGTCGTCAACTGCGCGCGCAGGACGCCCCATTCGATGACCCACGCGCCGACTTCAGCAGCGTCGTGATAGCCGTAGACGATGCGCGCGTGTTCGCCGGTGATGCGCAGCGGGAACGGCACGGCGCACTACGGCACGGCCGGGGTCGCCGCGACGCGCGTCCACGATCCGTTCGCGCTGAAGTTGCCGTCGAGCGTGACGGCCGCCGACACGCCGCCCTTGATCGAGACATCGAGCCACGCCGGTCCCTTGAAGCAGACCGTTGAATCGACGCTCGGATACAGCTCAATCTGCACGCCGTCCGGCGACTCGCTCGCTTCGAAGAGCGTGTCGTCGTGCGCCGCCCACTGGCCCGCGAACGTCCCCTTTACGTCGTCAAGTCCCTTGACGTACGTCTTATTGGCATCGCCCAGCGCGGTCGTCTCGACCTTGTCGGACGTGCGGTCGAGACTCCATTCGGTGATCAACACGACGGGCGCGGGCGTGCCCGTCTTCGTGGTCGAGATGCACAGCACGCCGCCCTTACCATGCGTCGCGGGCGGGTTCGTCGGCTGCGTCGGCGCGACCATCGGGGTCGGCGTCAGCGGGAGATTGCGGGGGTTCGGGGTCGGTGTCATCGGATGCACTCCTTCACTGCGGACAAGCCATGACGTGATAGTGCCCGCCACGGTGCTGCCACCGTTGGTCGGTCTGTTCATCGATCTCGGTGTAGCGCACGGGCTGCACGTAGCGGACGAGCAGCGACGGGTAGTAGCCAGCCGGGGTGATGACGGCGTCGTGCAGCAGCTCGCGGATACGCTTCGCGGCCGCTTTCACGTTCGTGCCGCTGGTGCCTTGCTCAGTCGCTTTCACCAGATAGACGAGCGACTCCCACGCGGTGTGCGGCATCGTGTAGGAGTCGCTCGTCTATCTGGTGAAAGCGACTGAGCAAG